ATAACCATAGTAACGTTTAACATAATCAAGGTCTTTGATTTTATCTTGACGGAGCCAGGGAGAAAATCTCTTCTTTTTCCTCAGACTATTTATAAAAAAGTCATATTGCATCTTTTTTGGAAGAAAATGGCACATATTCATTTCATTCGCAAACATAATGCAATCAATATGCCCAGAAAAACAACGATTGATAATATAAGGTGCATATTCCTTCTCAAGCGAAGGATCTTCATCAATTAGATGTTTCTTCGTCTGATTGATTGAGTTTAACCAGTCCTTCAATTCCATAATTAAAAAGCAGAAGTTCTTTACGTTGTTTTTGCTCACGCATGTATTCACCAACAGAACGCATTGTGTAAGTTAGATCAAATTCTGCAGCGTTCCAATTCTTAAAACGATCCTTTACAAGTTGATCAGAATTATAACTTACCAATTGATCCATCTTATTAGAATCACAATCAGCAGCAAACTTATCGTGATCAAATCCTTTGTGCATTGATCCCTTGTTCCCATAGAGATTATCCTTAATATCATAAGGAGGGTCCAGATACATAAAAGCACCCATGTTTCCATCCATCAGATAGTCGTATGAGTAATTAGTTATACGCCACTTTGAAATTAGCGAAGAATACTCAGGCAGTTTCTCAATTCCCCGCAAACTGAAATTGGAATTAGATGCTTGTTCTGAAAATGATGAACTCTCTGTGAGACCACTGAAACTGCACTTATTGATAATATAGAAAGCCACAGCACGATCAATGCTTGGCAAATCTTTGTCATTAACTTGCTCCTTTGCTTCAAGAAAAAGTTCTTTCGCCAGGACTGGAGTATTATTTGTCGTCTTAAGATCTACAAGTTTATCTTTAAGATCAGTGCCAAACATCTGGAGTTGTTGCCAGAAGTTTACAAGAGGTTCATAAAGATCATTTACCCAAATATCTAGGTTGGGATATTTTTTAGTGATATAAATCGCAACACTTCCACCACCAAGGAATGGTTCGCGGAACTCGTCATAGTTACGAAGATCTGGAAAATAAGGTCCCATTTTTTCACAGGCACGGGACTTTCCGCCTGGATACCTAAGGGGTGTTTTTAACGATTTCATGAGGAACGCTCCGTATAAAATTCATAATAAATTCATCTTTTTCTCCAAAATAGTTCCTATTCCATACAGGACCACCATAAAGAAAAAAATGTTCGTGTTTTGGATCACAAGAAGCAGTAATGTCATTACTGTTAGACTTCTTAAAATTATACAACATTGATCCAGGAACACAACAAGCTTTCAACTTATCTGGATCACTAAAGATATAATAATCGGCAGGTACAAAATCAGTCTTCCCACTCCCTCTTGCATTCTTTACAACGACACCCCTAACTGCCATTTCATTTTTATTTTTGAAAGTTACCTTTTTACTTTCATATGTTTTACCATTTAAATCAATCAAATCTTTACCTGTTTGATTAATTCTTTTTAATTTACCACCACTATATTCTTCATATGCAAATTCAATCATCCTACCAACATCAAAATATTGAGTTGGATCAGTATTTCCAGACAGGCTGGAAAAAAAGAAGGACAATCGCATTAAATCAATTGTTTTAATAAAATCAATCATTACAATAATCAGGTTTGTTGTACTTCAGGTATTCAAGAAAGGTCATTTTCATTTCTTTCTGCGTCATGCCACAGTGTTTGGCAGCAGCAGGAAGAGTCATTTTAGCACGAAACAACGCTTCGTTTGCTTCCTTTACGTTTTCTGGGGTGGTTTTTATTGGCGATTCATAAAGATTTGCCTTGTTAATTTTATAAGGATTCATTCTATTCCCTCAACCAATTCAATTTCTTCAAATTGATCAGAGGATACTTCATGTATTCCACCAAAAAGATACCAATGTTTCCCATCATCACGAAGACCAAGATATTTCATTTGTTCTTCATCAAAAGTGTTTTCTCGCATAAGTGCTTGAAGTTGATAATGCATCAAGTCAGATTTACTTGGAACTTTCATTTGAATTCACACTCCACCATAATTTCAGTTAATGCTGCTAGGAGGTTAATTTCCTGATCAGCCACGAACGCACATTGGTATTGATACTTAGCAATAACAAGAACGGCAGCAGGGATAGACTGGGGCGAAAGGCAATCATAACAGGCGTCATACACCCTGCGGAGTAAACTAGAAGCATCGTTGTCCAAGTTGGAGACCACCCACTTGCGGACTTCTGAAAAGTTTTTGTCTTTGAGATTCTTAATGAGTTCATTTACAGAAATATCGGAGAAAGATGCAAGAATGCCAGAATCAATTTTTCCTCCAGTAGAGTACCTCTGGCATTCATTAAGAACCCTACGAAAATCAGGAAAGTGTTTAGCAACTAGTTCAACAACAACCTTTTCATCATACTCAATTTTCTCCTGATCCAAGATTTGGAGAACTCTTTTGAAGAAACTTCCCGCAAGTTGCTGCTTTTGCTTTCCTTTGATGCTGAAGTCGATGACTGCACATCGAGAGTGAAGAGGTTCAATAATTTTGTTTTTGTAGTTGCAGGTGAAGATGAATCGGCAGTTGTTATAAAATGCCTCAATATTCGCCCGTAGTAGGAGTTGTACGTCGTTGCCTGTGTTATCCGCCTCATCGATGATGATGACTTTGTGTTTAGAAGATCCCGTAAGTGAGACGGTCGAAGCGAAGTTCTTTGCTTGGTTCCGTACAGTATCCAGGAAACGCCCTTCGTCGGATCCGTTGATGACATAATAATCTGCCCCCAGTTCATTACATAATGCTTTTGCAATAGTAGTTTTACCAATACCAGGAGGTCCTGCAAGAAGGAGATTTGGAATCTCACCCTTTGCTACAAACTCCTTAAAAGTTTTTTTAGTTTCATCGGGAAGAATACAGTCATCAATTACTTGAGGACGGTATCGTTCCACGAAAAGGAAATCACTGCTCATAATTAAATCCACGAAGGTCGTCTTTCGGGCATACGAAGATAGTTATCGGCAACCCAAGGTTTGGATGCGATGTATCTTTTGTATGCTTCAAATGTATCAATAGTGTCGTCAAACTTCCATTCCTCAGGCATAGCACGAGCAAATGGAGTCACTTCTGTAATCTTACCCTTTGGAAACAAATAGTATGCATCAACAAGAGTTTTGTAACAGGAGTGAGTTTTATTATACCGCAAGCAGTATTCATCAGACAAGTTCAGTCCCCACTTGATTAACCAGTAGGCATTATGGATACTCTCCAATGCCCACTTGGTGCAGGGATGATTGCGAAATGCTCCTTTGTCGGTCTTGTAGGGGGTTCCATCTGCCTTAGGGAGAGTGCCGTACCCATGTCCCCATTTGTTGGAAGCAACGATAGAGAGCATCTGACAGCACTCTAGAGGCATCTTGACAATATGTTTGTCGGGAAGGCAAATGGCACTCTCAGCGGGCCAAGGAGAAGTAACAAAGATGTTCATCAACCAAAAGTAGAATCAGGCTCCATAGCAATATAATAAGTCACATCAAACCCAGTATTTTTGAATCGTGACAAAAGTTTAGAAGAGATAACCACCTCATAAGAACCAGGAATAATCTTAATGTTTTCTACTTTAAAGTTGAAAGTAAAGACTTCATCAGTTTCACCAACAACTATAGAAAAATCATTGGAAGTATCGTTCTTTTTATCACGAACCACCAGTTTCACCACACCCGCTTCACCAACTACAGAAAGGTCAGGAAGTTGATAAACAGCAGCAGCTTTAAGGAGTTTATCAAGTTCCTTGGTATCAAGAACGAAACAAACATCTTCAGAAGGAAGAGAGATTTCCTTATCGGGAGGAGTAACAATTACATTAGGATCGGCAAAGAAATATTTTGAGCGGGATTTACCTTCTTTAATTACAACATAATTGTCATTCTGAAAATCAAGTTCAGCGTTCTGATGAAGATTAAGACCATTCAAAAACTGGTTCAAATCATAGATACCAAAATCCTTAGGCAATTCTTCTTCGATTGTTGCCTCTGCAAGAATATTCTTCATCACAGAAATAGTCCGAAGCGAACTACCTTCCTTGAAGAGAATGGACTGGTTGATGGAAGAAAAGTTCTTGAGAAGCGTAAGAGTTTTATCAGAGAGTTTCATAATAATCAGCGAAATTCAGAGAGACCGTTATCTTTGCGGGAATAGTGTCCGTCAAAGTGTAGCAAAAGCATAGCATAGTGAATGACTTTTAGAAGGTCACGCTTATTGCGACCATCCTTATCGCCATAACGACTACCATACTTGATAATATTTGCTTGACAAAATCCAGCAGCAAGTTCTTTCGCTGCCATTAGGTCAATTGTTTGAACATCTTTATAGTCTTGTTCGTGACCACAATAGTGACTTCCATAAGTGCTAGTCACATAATCTTCAACATCTTTGAGAATTTTATCTTCGTTGTATTTCCAGAGATGATTTTTTGTTTCAGGCATAGTAATAGTAAAAGTTTGTTCAATCATAAAGGGGAAGGCACTTTTTACCTTCCCCAATTATATCAGGATTGTGCTTCCTGGTCAACGGGCATTTGGAAATCTACATCAACCTTGTCATAAAGTTCAAGGAATGCTTGCTTGGTTTCATCATCAAAGCGGTTCACGCACACTTGAATTGCCTTTGCCTTATCTTGGAAGATACTGTAAGCACGGATGATATGAACCAGGCGGCGGGTGCTGATGATTTCCTCAATACCACCATCGTAGAAGGTTTTGCGGATGATGTCTGCCCAGTCCACCAGGCGCTTGCAGAAGTCACGGT